TATGTGATCTGCCACTAATACCCTATCAATAGCCTCATACCCATCATCTATAACACTATATTCTAAGCTCCGTATAACTAAACCACCTAACTGAGCGTATAATATAATATTACCATAAGGTATAGGCATTATGTTTGCGCAACCGTGGCTGTCAACAGGACTAGTCTTTATACTTCCGGGAGTTATAGGCTCATCAGTTCCACTTCCTGTGGCTTTAGTAACCCCTCCATAAGTACCCATAGCTAAATATTTAGTATTTCCAGCAAGCCATTGGATAGAATCTACCTTACCATTTACAGGAGCTAAAGTAAAAATAACTGCATGGTCATCGTCTGCACCAGTTGTAAAGTCATCAAATCTAGGCACCCCTGAAGTGTCAGGCCCTCTACTTCCCCAAAACTTTTCAGGATACAAATCTGACCGACCATATAGTAACCGAGACTCATAAAAAGAAATGGCTCCCGGTAAAAAATTTTGATTAGAAATAATCCCTGCGGAACCATAAGCGGTGTACCCAGAAGTGTCTACATCGCCACCGTCTATATCGGTTAACTCGAAAGTATTGGCATCTTTGTTGGCTACTGTAAAAATGCCTCCATTAAGTTCTGTCATACCCACAACTTCTTCTATTATAACGATGTCCCCATCAGAATACCCATGGTCTGTAGAAGTAACAACCCCAGGATTTGCAGCGGTGATGCCTGTTATTACTTTTTCATCTAAAAAAGGATCTGCAGTACGTGTAAATCTTGCTAATGTCCAAGAAGCGTCCCCTGATCTAGTTAATTTTCTAGGTTCATAATAAGGGTGCACAATATACATTGTGTCTGCATTTTGTGCGATCTTTAATTCAAATAAATGTCTTTCTAAATATGGACTGGCTACCTCATAAATTTTTGATACCGTCCCTCCAGAAGTGTACGCTGTGTACCCACTGGTATCAATATCTGTACCGTCAACATCTGTTAACTCAAAAGTATTAGCAGTTTTATTTGCCACGATATAATAAGAACCGTTTACATCTGTCATACCAACTACACTCGCAATATATACCTCATCACCATCTTCATATCCATGACTGGCGGAAGTAACTACTCCGGGATCAGCAGCAGTAATACCTGTAATTGTTTTACTAGTATCTAAGACAACCCCGCCATCTTTAAAAAATCTAATATATTTATTAGTGAATTCAAGCATGTAGGATTGAATATCGTTGAATTGAAAACTGTATATGGCAGCCACGTTATTAGATCTTGTGTGGTTAACATATACTGATCCCTCTCTAAATCTTGAAGGTCCTTGAGTTTCTACTATAAAATTTTGACAAAGTTCTAGTCCGGTATAGTATATTTTTAAATCATTATGTCCTCTAAGACGAGGGGATAACTCCCCTGCTGCAAAATTAATAATAATATTATTTACTTGTGGCATATTTACCCCTTAAATACAGTATACAGACCAGCTACAGTTGAAGCCCCTCTTCTCCTACGAGCCGCTTTAAGTTGGCTCATTTCTATACGAGTTGCAGGTCTTTCTTGCCCATCAATAGATACTGCTTCTTGTTCTTTTTGTTCTAATTCTTTAGCAACTCTTTCAACTACAGATTTCTTGGTAGTGAATCTGTATGCCATTTTGTATGCTAATTTTAAAGCCAAAGTTTCTACAAATAAAGCATCGTACTCACTGACAAGTAAATTATCGTTTATATAAATAAGATTTAAAGACGTTGCTGCGCTATTATCTAGTAAGATCTTTTTACGTTCGATTTGATACTTGTGACGGTATTGATACCAATTATAATAGTCACCACTATTACCGAAAGCTAATAATCTTATAAAATCATTTGGAAGGGTATATTCATCTGCGAACCCAAACTCTGGAGTTCCGCTACGAGTAACCGTTCTACGCTTACGCGCAAAGTTCCAAACATATTTTCTTAATAATCCTCTACGAACAGTATCATACCATTTCTGGCATTCTAGTTCAGCAGTGGTTTGGGGGTTGGTATCTATATCTGCAACAGTTGATCCTTCATCAATATGACTTAGTGCAAGATTGCAAATTTCTACTTTTGAAGAAATGACCGCCATAGTGTGCCTCCTAAAAAGAAAGTGTACTCCTGTTTCCAAGAGTACACTTTTATATTTAATGTTGTACTCAACTAGCCTAGAATATACGATATCTTAGTTATAATCGTTCCAACAGATGAACCAACGGTGTTAGCTGTCCATGCAATATCATATCCTTCTTTTTTAGTCACCACTGTTGCGCCAGCATGAACATAAAGTTTATCTGGGAATTCCTCAATAGCCACATTCGTCATATTGTTAGACGCGGAACCTACTGCGAAACCCGAAGTAAAATTTATCCCATCCGCGAAGAAATCGGCATCTACTACATCTCCACTAATTGCATCATAGATTCCTAAATCATAATCATCTCCCGCAGTAATCGTATCTGCAATAGATTCTATAGATGTAATAATCGCATTTGATGGTAAACTGGCAATTCTATACACTGAATTATCTGAATCTGCTACTGCAATTTCAGTTTTTGCAACTAAAGAAAATACAGTCATTCCTTGCATAAGCGCAGGGTTTGCTAGTTTTCCAGCTTCTTGGTTCGCGTTTACGTATTTATCCAATACTGCCATAATTACTGTACTCCTTTCTTACTCAGTTGTCTGAAATTTTTGCATCAAAACGCCTTCTGTTCTAACTGCACCCAGAATACCTACGATTTGAACTTGTTTAACATCTACATAATCCGGCCTAGGCTGGATTTTAATTGTCATATCTTTTGAAAGGCCCATACAAATACCTCTTGAAGACATTACGAAACAATCTCTTGTTCCAGAATTAACATCAAGGATAGGAGTATTAGCATTAGCTGCGAATTTAACAACGTCAATTCCACAAGCTTTTACTATATCGCCTTGGTCTACCACATACTGTCTCGAAAAATCACCAGAAGTCAATTCTGTTTCACTCATAAGATCTGTATGTTCATCACCAGTAATACCCATAACTAATCTTTCAGGTATGTCATTACCAACATCAGCATCTATGAAATTTTGTTTCACTTCTAATAGTGTTTCATAAGTAGTTCCACCAGTTGCATTTACTGTAAAACCACCATCAGCAGCGTACGCTACTGTTGTATCAAAATCCCTACCAGTAGAAACAGAAGCAAACATGCTTTGTACAGCTACTCTGTCAAATACTCTTTCCATTGCACGGATTGTCGCTCCAGCATACTCTCCTTCTGGATTGATCAATATAGCTGCTACGTCTATATCATCAATAGGAAGTGTAACTGTAAATCTACGTCTTGAGATCTTTCTTCTCAAATGGTCGATATCAGAAAAAACTGTCTTCTGAATTCTTCCAGCTACTTCTTGTGCTTCGATAATTCCCAAACCATCGTATGCATACACATCGCCTGACATCTGTTTAATAGTAACATATGGGCGAAGTCTTGCACGGATTTGTTGAGACTTAACATGAAGCATGTCTGAAAACTGCGTGGTTAGCAGATTGTCCATTGTTTCTTGAGCCATGTTCGTCACCTCACTTTATAGGTTAAAGTTAATAATATAATTTTTAAGTGCTATCATATTCAGTAACCATACCCGTCTTTGAGATAACGGAGGTGTCCCTAGTTGTTTTACATCGACTTACGATGAAGCGTTTACGCTTATTGTGGACTCTTTCGAGGTATCCACTTATACTGTAGTATGAAGTATACCATAACCTTTGCTATCTGTCAATACTGTTATTTCCCCGCTGCTTGTAACTTGCCGATATTCGCATAGATCTCTTGTATCCTATTAAAGGTTACCTTGTGATCTTTATGGAATTTATCGGCGTACTCTGGTTGGCCCATCAGCTTAACAGCTTCTTGCCTTAAAGAAGTTACATCTCCTCCTGTCTGACTGCCTCCGGGTAGAATACTATCTTCTTTTATATATTTTTCTTTTATATTATTAATAACGGCGGACATAACAACAAGATCTTTATTGTTAAGACTGTCTAAATATGTATCAAAATTTTCAACATTAGCGGGTTTATTATCCCCCATTATTTTTTTAACATCCGCAAGAACTTGATCCTTCTTATCCCCGAAGGTATCTACTGCTAACTTATCAAATTCAGCATCTGATTTTGACCCTATCTCTGCTGCTATTGTTTTTGTTAGTTCTTCAAACCCCGGTTGTAGAATATCTACATGCTTTTGATTAAGACCCGCTTTATGGAATAACTCTTTAAAACCTTTGTCGAGAGTCTCGTTTACAACAGCCCCTTCTTCACTTTTTAAAGTGTATCCGCTGAAGTCGTCAGGAACACCCATGGCTTTATTAAAAGCTGTTAGCTCATCAGGAGTTGCATTTTCTCCCGGAACCCCTACAGGCCTTTGGCCAATTAGTTTTTGAGCACCATCTAGTTTTTTAAAGACATCATCATAAGAACCAACATCTTTTAAATATGCTCTGTCTTGGTAATCTGCTGGAATTTTAAACTCCCCAGCTTCTCCCGGTTTAACTTCTGTTGTGCTGCTTGGAATAGTTACTACATTTGGATCTGGTGGTACAGCCCCTGCCGCCCCTGCTTCTTCAGCCATTTGTTTTCTCC